CTGCCCCACGCCATTGCCCACGGCTCCCTGCGGCTCTCCCTGGGCGCGGAGAATACCGAGGCGGACGTGGACTACATTTTGAAGGAAGTGCCCCAGGTGGTGGCGTATCTCCGGGAGCTGTCCCCCGTATGGGACCGGGACGCACAGAAGCCCACCTGGGAGCTGTAACTGGAAAGGAGAAACTGCTATGCTGTATTCCGATAAGGTGATGGACCACTTCGAGCACCCCCGCAACGTGGGTGAGATTGCGAACGCCGACGGGGTGGGCCAGGTGGGCAACCCCAAGTGCGGCGACATCATGAAGATGTACCTGAAGATCGACGGGGACGTGATCACCGACGTGAAGTTCAAGACCTTTGGCTGCGGCTCGGCCATCGCCACCTCCTCCATGGCCACCGAGATGATCAAGGGAAAGACCATCGCGGAGGCCATGACCCTGACCAACGCCGCCGTGGCGGAGGCTCTGGACGGCCTGCCCGCCTACAAGATGCACTGCTCCGTTCTGGCGGAGGAGGCCATCAAGGCCGCCCTGGCCGACTACTACCGCCGCCAGGGCCGGGAGGTGCCCGAAGCCCTCCGCCTGCCCTGTGAGGATGAGGAGCACGGCTGCTGCTCCTGCGGCCACTGAGCCAGGACACGCAAGGCCCCGGAATCGAAGCGGTTCCGGGGCAAATGTCAATAGGTAAGCGTAACAAAAAGTAAAAAAATTTTCAAACGCCCCCAAAAATCTGGTTGAACAGGTCTGCGCTGCTATACCACCCCAGGATCTTGCGGGGGTATCTGTTCAGCCAGTCCTCCACCATGCGGACCTCTTTGGGGGAAACTCTGTCGAAGTTGGTTCCTTTTGGGAACTTCCGCCGGATCATCTGGTTTTGCTTTTCGTTGCTCCCCCTTTCGCTGCTGCAATAGGGATGACAGTAATACACTTTGGTGCGCTGGCCGCCTGCCTTAAATATGGAGGTTTCCATGCCCTCGCAGTTGGAAAACTCCGTGCCATTGTCCACGGTAATGGTCTTGAACACTTCCGGGAACATTTTTCCGTATTTCCGCTCCAGCGTATTCATGGCCCGTACCACGCTGGCGGCGCTCTTGTCCGGGATCAGGCGCATGATTTCCTGGCGGGTCACCCGCTCGGTTAGGGCCATAAGGCACTTGTGGCCGCCGCGGCAGGACACCACCAGATCCATTTCCCAGTGGCCAGGCTCTTGGCGTGTGTTTACCTCCTCCGGCCTTTTCTCTATGCTGTCCCCCTTTGCGGCGGATTTCATGCGGCGTATGTGCTTGGTTTTCTTTTTCTGGCGGGCCCCCTTAAAAGGCAGGTCTTTATTGGTCAGGCGGGCAAAGATCCGCTTTTCTACATAGGAATAAAGTGTCTGCCGGCAGACGCGCACCCCGAACTCCCCATATATTTCCGGGTGGTTTTCAATTTCATGCAGGGCGGCGGAGGGGCTGTAATCGTAATCCACGATCAGCTCCTCCAGCTTTTCGGCATAGTCCCTATGGTTTCCGATCTTCAATCCCGGCCCTTTAGCTTCCAGATTGGCTTCGTACCTCTTTTGTGATCGCTCCGGGATGTATTCGGTCACCTCGATGTAATCCGCGTTCATGTAGGTGTATGTGCCTCTCTTTAACTCACGGCAGACTGTGGCCGCACTCACATGGAGGGCCGCACCGATCTGGCGCATAGTCGCTCCCTCTTTCCGCATTTTTGCCATTTTGTTCCGATCATGGGCGGTTAAGTGCTTATATCCTTTCATGGGGGCGGCCTCTCTTTCTCTGTAATATGACAATAGGCCGGCGTGGTTCTTTCTACCACGCCGGCCTATTCTTTGTCCAGCAGCCACAGCACAGGGACCTCCAGCACCTCCGCAATGGCCACGGCCTCGAAGTCCGTCACAATCCTGGCCCCGCTCTCCATGCGGCTGATCACATCCCGCTCCACCATGATCCCCCGCAGTTGTAGCAGTTTGCATAGTTCGGACTGGGAAAGTCTCCTTTTCTGCCTGGCCTCTCGGATCCGGTCCCCGCACAAATTCCTTTTCCCGTTGATTTCGTAAAACTTCACCCGGCGCCCCTCCATTGTGGATATGGCCCACATTTTTCTTGATATTAACACAGGTCGGCGTCAAAACCCGTGGTAATATTCAGCACAAGAAAATTATAGGCCCTTTGGCGCAGGGTTATTCATTGGGGGCGGCGGTTCCGATCCTATGTCCCACCGTCAGCGGGTAATTTTCATAATGTCATTTGGGGTGCAGTCCATCAGCAGGCACAGTTTTTCAATGGTTTCAGTTGTGACCGGCTTCCCCTCTCTTAACTTTTGCAGAGTGCTTTGTGATAGGATGTTTTCCTTTCTGATCCGGTATGTGGTGATCCCGGCTTCTTTCATTTTTTCAAATGCTCCCTGGTAGCTGATTGCCACTTTCGCCACCTCCTTGTGCGGATATTGTATCACACTTTTATGCACTCTGTAAAGTGCATAAAACACACAAATACAAGCACTTCATTTCGTGCATGTTGCCACTTGATTATGCACTCTTTAAGGTCTATAATAATACTCGTAAGGCAGGGGCACCCAGCCCCTTATGAAAGGAAGTGAGGCAATGGAAACCGGGATGACAAATGCGGAATTTAACGCCTTTCTTGAAACCTTGGCCCAGCTCGTGGAAAGTAAGGCCAAAACGGTACAAGAGGCCGCCGCGCTAATTCGGCAGGCGCAAGCAAAATAAAAGGGTGCGCGGCCCCACCTCGCAAGTGAACCGCGCACCAAACCCAAAAGGGTGGCCGGTAGCCTTACACCGGCTCACCCCCATTTTACAAAAGTAAGGCGAATAAATCAAGGGGGCTTTTCAGATGGCTATTTTTGAAGTGGGCAAAAAGTATTACGACACCAGTGCGTGTGACCATAACTGCATTTTCGTTGTTGAGATCGTCAAGCGCACGGCCAAAACGGTGACTTTCCGCCGGGGTGGACAGGAGCGCCGGGCGAAGATCCACACGGACAACAACGGGGAATATATTATCCCTGAGCGGTACAGCATGGCTCCCGTGTTCCGGGCCAGCCGTGAGTATGTGGAGGTCCCGGAGGAGGCGGCTACCGCCTCCCCGGACCCCGTGGCCGCCTATATCCCCCAGGCCGCGCAGCCCACCGATCACCCAGGCGTGGTCATGGTTGGCCAGCCCGTCGTGGGCAACTGGGGCGCCATGTGTCCTATGGGTATCGGCGTGATCGTCGGTTTCACGGAGAGGGAGGGCACCCGCTGGATCCCCGCCGCCACCATGGCGGTGATCCGCTGGGACGATGGCCACACCTCCATGGAGGCCCTGGAGGACATACACCCCCGCGGGTGGCGTTCTCCCAGTGGTAGCCCCTTGGGCGTGTTCTTTGCCCGATAAAATAATATATGCCGGGCCGGGCGGCTACTTCCCGGCAGAAAGGCAGGAAATTATGAGATACGGCGAACAGCAGCGGGCCTATAATCAGGCCCGGCAGGCCAGCGAATTGGCCGGGGCCAGGGCCGCCGCCCACGAAAGGGCGTTTTTAGTAGCCAGGGGCGCCACGGATCGGCGCGGGCGTCCCGCCCGGTGCCTTTGGCAAATCGAAAATGACGCCGTTTTCGACGCCCTGGAGGCGGAATACCAATCGGACCCGGAGGCCGCCAAACTGCAAAAGGCCGATATGGCCGCCAGGGCGGCGTTGATAAAAGCAGAAAAGGACCTGGTGGCCTGGGCGCTCTCCATTGTTCCCACTGGTATTCGCGCCACCCTTGCCCCCGCCGCCGAAACGGACCACGCCACCCGGAAAAAGATCATTGACTTGGCCATGCGGTTGGATGCCTCCACCGTGTCCCACCGCGTCGTATAAAATGCCCCCGGCACCTACACGGTGCCGGGGGTTCTCTTACTCCGTTTTGTCTTTGTTCCAGTTCGTGATCTGCTCCAGGGCCTCCCGCAGTTTATCAAATCCGAACATAGCCGCATAGGCTACGAACAGGCCCAGGGCCACCGCGCCGGCCACCATGTACCAGGTGACGGCCCACCCCATGATCTGGAACACCGCAAAGAACGCCACCAGGGTGACAGCCATGGCCACCACCACCGCCAGAATATTGGTGGGGATCTTGTTCCAGGTGATTTTCTTCACCACCTGGGTGATGATGTTGGTGATTACGGTCAGGATCAGTGCCGCCAGCAGGATGGCAGACACCGCCAGGGGAATGTACTGCATGATGGTTTCCATTGATATGTCCTCCTTAAAATTATTTCACAGCCCCGCCCAGGGCGCACAGCAGCAGGTCCAGGGAGGGGAATGTGTCATAGTTGGCCAGCCAATAGTCCGGGGTGTTGATCACGCCGGCGGCCACCAGGGCGGCCACGCCCTCCTGGGGTGTGCCCGTGCGCGGCTTTGCCTTGGTGATGGTCTGCGCGGCCTTTTTCAGCAGGATCTCCAGGTATTGTACCTTTCCGGCCTCCGCTGCGTCCGCCCAGTAGTCCGGGGAGTTGATCACCCCCAGGGCCTCCAGCTTGTCGGCCGCGGCCTGTGGGGTGTCCTGGAGCATAAGCACCTGGCCCGCCCGGATCAGGTTCCGGTTTTGGATGGCGTTAATCTCCGCCAGGGTGTCCACGGTGGTTCCGTAGGTGCTGGCAATCTTGGAAAGGGTGTCCCCGGATTTCACCGTGTAAACGGTAGGGCCGCCCGCCGTGGCCGTTCCCCCGGAGGTCCCGCCCAGCTTCTTGGCAATAGCGGCAAAGTCCGGGCAGATAAACCCGCGGATGTATTTCCCGTTGATGGCCATGGTCCGCTTGCCCACCTTTCCACCGCTCATGTTGCCCTCTGTCACCACAAAGGTGCCCGCCGTGCTGTTTACCTGGGTCACAATGCCGATATGATCCACAGCTCCGGTACAGTCTCCTTTTCCGGTGTCGTCCCAGTCATACACGCAGGCACCGCCTACATGACACACATGGGCGTCATTTTCCACCCAAATGCCTTTGCCCTTTGCGATCTGCACGAACTTCTCCACGCCGCACTCGGTCCCGGTGTACTCTGCGATCCCGGCCTTTATGTACGCCGCGCTCACCGTGGCCGCACAATATGCGTCTTTCACCTGCATTTTGTAGCCGCGGGCCAGGGGTTTGTGGCTGTTGTATATCTCCAGGATCTCCAGGTGTTTGGCGCTCCCCTTGGTAGCGCCCACCCATGTGTTGATAATATCGGCCACTTTCTGCCGCAGTTGGTTTTCTGTCATTGGTAAAGCCTCCTTAAATGCCCACATCCGGCGGCTCTGTCCGGTCCGTGGGCGGCTCCTCCGGGGCGGGCCGGTATCCGCTCCCGCTCGTTCTGGCGGCCTCTGCCGCCTTGTCCTTGTTGGTCTTGATCCATCCCATGACACCGTTTTCCAGGCCGCACACGCCGAACACGCAGGCCGTCAGGGTGGATGGCTCCCCGCCGGTATGCCAGAACACGGCCAGTGCGGCCACAGTATAGGCCACCAGGATCACGCCCTCCAGCACCAGCACCTTGTCCATGACGCCCATTTTCTTGGGGTCGTCCCTTGCCTTTAGCGCCGTTCTCTGGCCGTGTGTGTTTCGGTGCAGGCGCCGCGCCGTAGCTCCGCACACCAGGAAGCCCAGCACGGTCCCCAGTGTCATGGAGGCAATGGCCAGAAACATGGTTTTCATGGTTCGTCCTCCCTCAAAAAATCGTGCTTGATCAGTCGGTCATCATATACCCGGCTGATATTCGCCACCGCATGGGTGGTCCGGTTGTTCTGGTAATCCGGGTTTGCTTTGCAGTATTTTTCGTACTGGTCGATTTCCGCCAGGATCTCCACAAATTCCTCTTGTGTGTGCGGAATGTCCCGCAGCAGCTCATTGTTGAATTGCAGGATCCTGGCCCGGTGCGCGTCCGCCGTCCTTGCTCCATCCATTTTTATGTGTGTGTCCAGGATCTCGCGGGTTTCGTCCAGCTTGTCGATCACATCCTTGTTGATGGCCCGCCCCACGGCCCGCGCAATGGCGGACCATGGATCCAGCTTGATGGGCGCTATCTGGATCAGCGTCATAGCCGCCAGAACGATCCCGCCGCCGGCCAGGATTTCCGCCGCCGTCATGTGGACACCTCCCCAATGGCCTGGGCGTAGTCCCGGCGAACCGCCGCGATCTCCTCCTCATGGTGGAGCGCATGGAGCTGCGCCAGCTCCATGGCCTGGGCCTGTAAAATCACATTCATCCGGTCGATGATGTCGCACAGCTCCGCCACTAGCTTTGTGTTGTCCATGGCCGTCACCCCCTCGCTCCGATCAGGGCGGCAATGTGCCGCAGATCCTCCACCGGGGCCTCGTAGAACGCATGTCCCCACAGGAAAAAGTCCTCATGCTCCGGGC